GTGGTTCTACCTCTTTTTTCCTCATTCCGAACTGATCGCCAATAAATTCTTCATAAGCTCCTATGAACTTCTCGGCAACTTCAACCTTGAATTGACCCGGCCTCATAGGGTCTTGTCGGAAATCCGCAGGCATTTCCATGCCCATTGACTGCGCAGACCGGACAATTGAACCAAGATCAGACGAACCGATATGCGTCATCTCAGGGTTATTAAGGCTGTTCTTAACTTTGATTAAGCAGCCAGCCGGACTGTTGGGGTCAATAATTGGTTTCCTAGCAATCGAACGATTCATTTGGGTTCTCCTATAACCATTCTTCTCCGCGTTGACGCGCTACGTTGCGCTCCATTTCGCGTGATGTAATTACGCTGCGCCCAGTCTTTTTATCAACAGGACAACCGGGCATACCTTTGGGCTTGCTAATAGCAACATAAGGCTTAAATTCGCGCCGGATTTCGGGGGACAACGATGGCACCAAGCGCCTCAAATTCCGTCCGTCCCGTCTTATCGTGTCGCCAATACTTGGCGCATCCATCATCCTAAACTCTAACTCTACCAGTTTTCCCGAATCTGTGTCTATGAACTCATATAGCATAAAATCTCCTATCTTGCACCTGCTGCGTCGGCGAGTAACTCACCCATCATCTGGCCCCGCTGCATTGCGGCGGGAGACCCGTTGTCCTCACCACCCATCATTGGGTACTGATTCGGACTGGTCGCCCCTTGCTCTCCACCATTACCGAGTGGGTCCTGACCCATATCAGGTTGGCTGGCCATTTGGGCTTGCTGCAAGTACATCTGCTGGAATTGTTTAAGGATCGGCAGCTTGATAATCGCGCTAAAGTCCTTCTGATTAAGTGCGTCGCCCCACGTATCAAACAAATCAACCCAATCGAGATACGGGGTCTGCGGCATGAGAAGCGCCGCTTTTGTGACCAGACTGAACTGATCCTGAACGCGCTTCTGCAAAAGCGCCTGATCTGTACGCGCCATAGATAATGGGTCAATTATGAGTTGTAAGTCCTCATAACGTAACCCAGTCATATCAGACATTGATTTGTATTCAGTCTGACCTTCCGCGCCATCATCGGCTGGGAATCCGACCTTCGGCTGCCACGTCAACGATTCGCGTATCTTCTCCACGCGCTCCATATATGGCATGGAACTCAGTTGGTATGGGTCCTCCTCCTCGCCCATAGGAAGTGCGAACCTGATTGCGATGTCCTCGGCCTCATCCTCTTGGGGAAGCATCCGGGGCCGTGGCTTAATCTCCTGCGCGGCAGAGTCGGGAAGCGAGAACCGGACGAACTCGCTGTTAAACATGTACCATCCAGCGTGATCCAGAACCGCGCGCGTGTCCTCATGGAACATGCGCTCAATAAAGGCCAAGCGCGAATCGCGCTGCGCCGCAAGATCAGCGGCGGCAGTAGCAGACGAACCGGCCATATTCTCGTTCAGTACGCCACGTGCCGCGTCATTCAAACCAGTAACTCGGTCTCGGCGCTCACGCAAAAGAGAGAGGTATTGGAGTACAGCCGGGTCCACACCACCATTGGTTATCTCTTTCAGCATCCCGTCGGCGAGGCCATTAATGCCAACCACATCGTTATGATTTGCGTCCTTAGCCGCTGCGCCAGCTTCGGGATGAGATGTGTCGTATGCGGTGAATCGCTTGAATCCCGCCGCAGATCGTGCGGCGCTTACAGCGTGCGCATTAAGTTCCTTAACCTGCTCAAATGTTGCGACCAGCGGGGAAAGAGGCCATATTGAATTGGGGACACGATACGTACCGAACATACGGTATGGTCCACTCGGAGGTCCGAAGTAGGGTCTTGGGTCACGAAGATAGACCGGCTTGGAACCCTTCTTGTTTTCATGGTTAAGCCTGACTCCAATAGTGAAGATGGTTCCGTTATATCGGTGGTCATTCTTGGGAGCCGAATCAAGCCTGTGGTCTGGCACCCATATCTCATATCCGAGTATCTCATCGCGCGATGGCCCCTGTATAAATTTAGTGGTGAATCCCGAGCCGTAATACTTCTCAAGCTCGACATCCGGGATAAGCTCGTCCACATTCGTGAACCCGCTAACCCCACGAAGTTCTTCCTTAGATCGCCTCCACATGTGGCCCATATACTGGGCTTCGCGCTGGTCGTCACAGCGCTCATCGACAATGGCACGGTGAGGAGGAATGCGCCGACAACCCGGAAGCATTGGGTTCAATCCGCCAAGAGACTGGTTCGACGAGCCCTGATAACCCGGAACCATATTCAATGATGTTCTGATGAATCCGAACGAGAACGCTTCGTCGTACCACGCCATGAGTAGCGTGCGCCACAGTCCGACCGTGTTGGCCCAGTGATTAACCCCGTACTGCAATCTGAGAATAGTGTCACGATCCACGCCGCTGTGGCGCGAAGAAACCGTAACAGTGGGGTTATCAAAAACAATCCGTGGGGTAACGAGCGCGAGCCACTCGAAAGCATGGTTCTCCGGCGCTGGGTCCAAGTCCGAGAGTCCCGTCGTTTTATAATGCGCACCATGATAGTCCTGTATCAGTTCATCCATCGCGGAGAGGTGAATACCCCTCGCCCGCTCGGATGCCATAACTGACTCCATAAGTGACTCTGGATCAATTTTAATCACTAGCGTGACTCCTTACCAACATAGTTATAACGCCATAACTTACAGTGTGCAATCAAAATTTTCCAAACGGGTCTTTATAAGCAGGGCCGCTTACAACAGCGGCGGCCATCTTTTCCGCGTGCTTCGCTATATACCCGAATGTGGTAGCCTCGTATTTGCGCTCCTCCTTAATGAACTCCATGACTTCCTCTCGCGCCTTTACGGCCAGAGCATAAGCAATAGCGCGGTCGCCGTGACGGGCTTGAGCACCAGTAGTTTCGTCACGCCTTGCCCCGCATATGATACGACCATATTCGTCATAAATCCATTGTGCCATGTCAGATACGCCTTCTTCATTCGGGGTGAAGAAGCTGCTTGTTACCAATGCCTTGTTCAACTGGTCGAATAGAATCTCGCGGCTGTTGTTCGTGGATTGCCAGCCCCAGCGCCGGGTCTTCTTCTCGGTGCGGGTGTCTTCGATCCTCTGATAGTACAGGTGTGGATAGTTGAACTTCTGAGCCATCTCGTAGCCGAAGCTCATGCCCGGACCATTGCGCTCCCAAATACAGAAAGCGTGGTTCATCGCGCCACCAAATATCTCGCCGAGTACGGCAGCGTAACGCGCGCATTCGTGAGGCGGAATAGAAGGACTGGCCCATTCGGCCACAATATCTCCGGTCTCGCGGCTCAGGATCGCGCCAATCGTATTTGACCCCTCTACTCCCTGAGAGAAGTCCCACGACTGGATGTAGTTATCTTCCAGCGAAGCCTTCCCGTTCTGGTCGAGATCGACCCACATGCTGAGTTCGCCTTCGGGATCGTCAATCAACTCGAAATCATTAGCGTTCCCATCGGGGAATACCACCCGGCAGCGCCGGAACGGTTCCTGAGTCATGCGCCGCATCTTGGATAAGGCATTGGAATCGAGAACCAACAGGCCAGAGGTGTCATGGTCAATCAGCCAGTTCTCGCGTAGGTCGCGCTTGCTCACAGTAGAGTCACGCTTCACTGAGAACGCTGGGGTTTCCCAGTACCACGCGCCGGTCTTGCCGGTAATCTCCCCGGTCTTGTCTTGGACGGGCTCGCGGCCCAGACCCATCTCTGGGTGATCCCAGTATCCTAGAGTACAGACAGTTAGGCGCTGGCTACCTTCTTCTGTTGCCGCGTGCTCACAGAGTTTGCTGAACTCAGTACCGGGGCCGTCGGGCGTACTCGCTAAGATGTAAGCACTCGACACAGACGTAATAGATTTCAGGAGAGCCTTTCCGTTGGGGAAACGCGCCGCTTCGTCCACAAACGTCACAGTAGTGCGGAGCGACTGCCCCACGTCCTTGTTCGATGTTTCCCCGATTATCCTTGTGTTCATCTTCTCGTTGATGATCGCCGGGTTGTTTCCCCTGCGCCTCGTCACGTGAGACATGTTCAGCATCCATGATGGCATACCCTTCGATACATAGTCTAGCTTACCGAGCAACGAGTCTTCGGTAGGCCCATCCACCATGTCGGCCTTACGTGAAATAACTAGGGCCGAGAACCGTGGAAGGAACAGCCACGCCCATTGAAGCATATACATGCAAATGACTGTGGCACCCTGTTCACGACTTTTATCAATCAGCATTGTACCGCCCTGAGCAAACGTATGCTGCATCTTGTTCACCATCTCGTCCTGCGCTGGCCAAGTAATAATGGGTGCATCGGCAGACGGGACTTCATACTCCCGAACCCCGAACTTATACTTAGCCCCAGCAGAACGCTCAACACCGTCAGGACATGTGTATTTGGGACGGTAGGTGAACGCAAACGTGTTCATCCAAAAGAGAGGCGATACCGAACAAGCAGCCATAAGAGCGGATTGAACTTCCACACTCTGTGCGGAATCCTTCACCACCTGTTCACGATACTTAATGTTCTCTACCAGTTTTTTTGGCACCGCCAAATCCGTTAGGGGGTCTACCCATATGTCGCGCGGATATTCAAGCGCATGTGCTGGATAGCGCGAAACTAATTTTTGGGCCTCCGTATCCGAGAAAGATTTTTTATTTTTTTTTGTTGATTTTTTATTTGACATCTTTTATGATGCTTTTCTGAATTTTTAGATTCTTCCACTGGTTTAAGGAGGCCACGCCATGCTCTAAAAAATACGACCGCATCGTAACGTACTGAGAAACTGTTGGCAATGATAACACAGAAAAACGAGAGAACAAGTGACTTACAGAACAAAAGGTATGCGATTCCCGGCCCGACCGCTATCGAGAGAAGAAATAATCTCGCTGGTGTCGTCGTTCGGTCCCGGATTCTGTGGCAGGCGTAACGCGGCGCTCGTCATGCTTATCTGGCGTAGTGGATTAAGAATAGCGGAGGCTTTGGCTCTCACCTCCGAAGATATAGATATAGACAGAGGATGCGTCACCGTTAATCACGGTAAGGGTAACAAGTTACGGGTTGTCGGATTTGACGACTCGGTTATCGTTTCTCTCGGAGAATGGCTTGAAACGAGGGGTAACTGGTTCAATGGAGACACACCGAATCTACTATTCTGTACTACGAGGGGCGACGCCATAGACCCCTCATACATACGACATATGCTGAAAAGGAAAGGCAAGCAGGCCGGAATAGAAGGGCGAGTTCATGCTCACGGGTTAAGACACTCACACGCTTTCGAGCTACACAAAGAAGGAGTACCCCTCGTCCACATAGCCGATCAGCTTGGACATTCCAATATCTCGACGACGAATCAATACCTGCGGCACCTTGATCCATCCGAACGTATCGGAAGGATCAGGAACCGCAATCTATAACACGGAGACAAACGATGGCGACTGACAAGACAGACACTGACAAGACAGACGTGGGCGTAACAGCGGCAGCATTGTCTGCGGCAGCACAGGTCGAACTCCGCAACTCGCGGCCAACCCAGCTTTACGACGTGAAAGTCGTTGAGCTAACGCCAATGCTAAATGGCGTTTCCGGTGTCATCCACGAAGACACCAACGTGATCGCACGTGATGCAGATCACGCAAGGGCCAAGGCGTTACTTGCTGCTGGCAAGAAGGATTCGGCACTCGAAGACAAGGAGTACAAGGTCCACGTGACCTGCACCTTTTGCGTCACTGGCACCTATGGGGAGACGGTATAGGAAAGCACTAGCGGCTTCTGAGCCGCAAAAAGGATATGACTGGGCGTTCAACCCGCCGGAAACGGACACGGTACTCGTCGGTATGAAGGCGTGGCAGGCGTGGTTTAAGCGTGCCCATAAGATGTGGGTGATGGACAGTAGGTCGTCAAAGGCACAGGAGACTTTTATGCAATACGTCGCAAGACTGTATACCGAGGAAGTCGGCTGGCATCTTTTCGGCGAAACTGGAAACCCAACAACGTCAACATTCTATGAGATCAACGAGGCCGATCTTACCGAGCCGTGTATCCTGCTACGCATAAGTAACAAGAGTGGTCCCGACCTCACGACATCACATGAAAATGTAATCAGGATTATCAGCGATCCTGCCGGACTCGGCGACAAACCGTTCACTCGCCAAAGCAGTAAAGCATTTTCGGTTCTCGGCGGAGCACCAGAATGGCCACCGTCGACATCTTGTGTTAGCAAGTGTTTGTTGAAAAATAAGGAACCTTGCAATATGAGGTACATGATCTTCGATCCAGACTACGCTAGCCTGAAAACAACATACCACGGCAAGCCGCTGCATCTGGCAAAAGGTGCAGACTTGAGAAATGTACACAGAAGGAAGTCGCTACGTATATCGTTGGGAATCGAAAAATAATAATCCGGTCGGCATCTTGCACGATGTCGGCGGTTGAAAGGCGTGGTGGCGGGAAACCGTTACCGCGCTTTTAGGAGAACACAATGACACCATTAGCATCACTGATATTTTCACTAGCACTCATACTACTTCTTGTAGCCCTCTTTCTTGCCAACTTGATGGTCAGTAACAATAAAGCACTCGAAGAAGAAAAAGAACTCAGAGAGTCAGAGTTCAGAGCGAGACTCACCTACTGCCTAGCATTGTTCTTAGCACACGAACACATGTACAGAAACTGGTGGGAAAGAGAAGAAGAACCACCACCACCGTCAGACTTCCGCTTTGAAATGTCGTTCAGCCGAGCAGCAGACCATCTGCACGAACTGGATGTCAACGCCGCACCAACCGAACTCCGAGACCGGATCGACGAATTCCGTACCAAGTGTCTCGGGTTGCGACTCTCGATGGGCGGCAAACAAGCCACAAAAGAAGACTACTTGTGGGTTATCAAAGAAGCGAAGGAACTTATCCGCCTAATTGACGAGGCCAATGGCGTTGATACAATTAAAGCGGTATGTGAATAGACTCGTCGTGTCGTGCCGACGTGTTATGGGTGGCGTGGCGGTCGTGAAAGACCGTCACGCCTTTAGAAAGGATTTTGTTTTATGCCAAGAGGACCACGGAAAATCGAACTACATGAAGTACCTATCACTCCCGATGAGTGGGGATGGATCGTCCAAGATGTAAAGATACCTAAGAGAGAATCTGAGGTTGGATACGAAATCATGTGCGGGCTTACCGACCGGAAGATCGGC